AGATTAAGTTGCATTTGATTTTTTGTGGGAACTGGGTGGGAACTGAAAATTTGAGGGAAAGAAATAGAATAAAGCTAAAATTATTGAAATTTCAGGCATAAAATAATTAGGTTTTAAAGGAAAACCTAATAATTGAAACCAAAGGTTCAAACTTTTGGAGGTAAGATTATGAAATTTACTAAAAAAAGCCTTGAGGCCATAGTTGCGACAGACCGCCTTCAGTTATTCTTTGATGATGACCTTCCCGGCTTGGCAATCCGTGTCACCCCTAAACCAAAGGGCTCCATATCATTTTACTATACATATCGGTTTGGAAAAGGACGGGGTGCACTCAAGAATTGGCTCCACATTGGCTCCTACCCAAAATGGTCCCCCGAACAAGCCCGCCAGAAAGTTAAGGAACTGGCCGCTCGCGTTGTTGCCGGTATTGACCCGGCCCGAGAGCTTCAGGAGGCCAAGGAAGCCAAGACCTTGGCCCAAGTTTTGAAAATTTTTTTGGACGAATACGCCGCCAAATTGAAAAACGCCACACGGACTCAATATGAAGGGCTGGCTCGCCTCTATATCCTGCCGGAACTAGGGAAATTGAAGATTGAGGCCGTGGCACATCGTGACATAGCCAAATTACACCATGAACTTAGAGACCGGCCAAGCATGGCTAATAGGTCGGCGGCGCTTCTATCCGTGTTCTTTAACTGGTGCGCCGCCAATGGCTACCGGGAACGTGGCAGTAACCCGGTCCCTGGGCTGAAAAAGTTTAAAGAAAATAAGCGGACTGAATTTCTTACCGCCGAACAATTAGGGGCCATCGGAGCTGCTCTGGCAGACTTGGAGAGAGGCCAAAAAATTTCCCCGATAATCGCGGCGGCCTTGCGCTTGGTGATGCTGACCGGGGCAAGGAAAACCGAAATTTTATCCTTGAAGTGGACTTACCTGGACTTGGAATCCGGCTTGCTCAAATTGCCAGACAGCAAAACAGGCTTCAAAGTGATTCAGCTTCCTGCCCCGGCGCTGGAAGTCTTGAAGTCCATGAAAGAGCTAAAAATGGAAGATGAATATGTGTTTCCAACGTTCAAGGCCAAGGGGCTTACCCCGCATTTGTCCGAATTGCGGCCAACATGGGTAAAGGTTTTGGCGAAGGCGGGAGTGGAGGGCCGCTGGCGGGTTCACGACTTACGCCACGCCTACGCCTCTATGGCAGTTAATAGCGGGGCAAGCTTACCGATGATTGGCGCCCTCTTGGGGCATAGCCAACCAAGCACAACCCAGAGATACGCCCATCTAGCTAAAAATCCGGTGCGGGATTTGGCTGAAAAGACGGCCGGATTGATTGCCGAAGCCTGGGACAAGGCCCCGCTTGAAAATGAAAATGGCATTATCAAATTCCGGCCGCGTCGAGTGGCCGGAATTTGAGGCCGTTGGACTATCTGGCGATAATTCACAATAAAGAACTGACATTCGGTGAGAGGTGATAAATGCCCGACTACATCAGCGCTTTCAGATATCAGCAGGAAAACAACCTGACCCGACAAAGGGTAATTGAACTGGCGGAGAAAGGACCGGCCTATTGGAAAGCTTTAGATAAAGAGTTGTTTAAGGATGGTGTAGAGCATGGGTATTATACCGAGGGATTTTCGGAACTGGAAAGGCGTGTGATGAAGGTGTATCGTGCTGCTTTAGACCATTTGGCTCGTTTTGAGTCAAAAGAACGGAGAAAAAATTCAACAGGATTTGAGTCCCGTGAGTATTTCTTTTTCCGCCAACTTAGTCACATTATTTCCTATCATTCAGAATATCATATCTCACTTTATTACAATTGGGATGAAAAAATGACCTTAGATGATTATTCAGCGCTTATTCGCCACCCTCCAAATGTGCAAACAGACGATGAAATATGGATGTTTCTGAAATGCACTAAAAAATCATTTATTGAGAAAATGTTCCAACAAATTTTCAAAGAGAATCTTTTCTTTGACCGGGATAACTTGCCGGAAGCCAAGGCGGCGCAAGGAAAGGGTGAGGCCCATAAAAAATTATCTGAAGTGAAACTTGCGCAAGTGGAGACGGCCAAGTCAATCGAACGGGAAAACGGTGGCAATCCTTTTGCCGGATTGCCGCCTTTAAAACATATGGCAAGGATTTCTAGTGAGGGCACTAAAGAAAGACAGATGGAGAACACTAGGAATGAAAACCCCATTGTGGGGCAATACTTTAAAGGTGGCTTAAATGACGGCATGGGTAAAATTGCAATCGCCAAAAATCTGATAGAACAAGGTGTTCCCCGGTCGATTATGGCGTGCTTCGTTTTTGAAAAAGAGGCCCCGACTGCTGAGGCAGCTGACCAAAAATTGAAAAGAGAACTAAACAAAACCAAAGGCACATAATGAAGATACATTAGACTAGCCCTTCCATCTACTGTCCTCTCGTCCTCTCTTGTCCCCGCTTGTCCCCTCTTATTCCTGTTGCCATGTCCTCTCCTGAATAGATAGCATAAGCCTATAAAATTCAGAGGGAGGCAATACTATGAAAACCGACACTAACAAAATTACGACCCCAGCCCACCAATCCACCCCGATACAACAGAGGTGGCTAACCCCGGCCGAGGCGGCACGACATTTAAACTGTTCAAAAAATTTTTTGGATGTTGACCGCTTGAAACTTCGCCGGATTCCATTTGCCCGCCTTGGACGGGCGATAAGGTATGACGTGGCGGACCTAGACGCTTTTCTTGAATCCACTAAAAACGTCCCGGCAGAGTGAGGAGACCCGTGCGCATGAGAACTTTAAATAGCACGCTGGGGTGGAACCATGTTTGAGTTACAGCCTGAGCTTAAAAAACTCTACGACGATAAGGCTGCATGGAAACACCATCTGCCAAAGTCAATAGTTGAACTGCTGGGCTACCCGGCTGCCACGCTACTGTTTTACCTTTGCTATTTACAGGGGAAGGGCTACTATCGGAAAACGGATATGAAGGGGCGCGACTGGACTAAGCAAGCGCTTAAAGCTATGCTACCTTATACCAACCTACGAATAACCGCCTTAAAAACCGCCATGCAGAGATTACTTGACGAAAAATTAATCCAAGTCACTCAGGACCGAAGTTGGGAACGTGATTACTTGTGGCGTGTCAATTTTAAAAAGATGGAACGCTTTTATAAATTCGCCGAGGCTTATTATGCAAAAAAAGTCAATAATCCGCGAAGACCCGCTAACTATTGGCAAGATTTCAAAGAGAACAATCCCGATATAGTGGACGAGTTCAAACACCTGATGTATAGGAATACAAAATGCCACTCGGAGTGAAATACCGACATTTACCTTGTAAATCAAGGCAAGACACAGAAGTCTATGGCATCAATGCACTAGAAGTCTATCGCTTTCTAAACATAGCAGTATACCTCTTCAATGGACCAGAAGTCTATCGCTTGCAAGACATAGAAGTCTATGGCTTCAATGGACCAGAAGTATATCGCTTCTCTTAAGAAAGGTAATATATAAGGAGAAATTATAAAGAAGATTTTAAAAAGAATATTTTCCTATCGGAAAATATGAACCGCCTTCGGCGGAGTGGAGTAGATTTTGAGATATTATTTTATGGCAAAAAAATAGGAATATAGGGCCAATGAAATCTCAGGTGAAACCTTGGAGGCCCTGTGCCATTTGCAAAAGTTATGAGGGCGGGTGAGGAGGGCACCGCCGGCCTGGCATCAAAAACGTCACTACGGCGAAATGAGAGAGGCCAAAATTGATTTTAAGAGCGAGGTTGTAGTGCTTTGTATGCGCAAGAAAACGGGTAAAATTCTACGGTGCATAATGCCAGAAGCCAAAAAATATGTCTATCATATTGAATATTCGGCTAAAAGAACGATAGTGATTTTCAACCAGTTGCGGGAACTATATGGGAATTTTGATGCGCCATAAACGATAATATTAAACATTATCAATATGTTAAGCCATTAAAGCAGATGATTGGCAATCATTGGTGGGGTGAAAAGATGAACAAAAAAGGCCGGATTAAACCTTTAATTGCAAGTCGTATCAGAGATAGGAGCGAAAAGAACCGGCCCAAAACCATCGCCGAACTGGTAACGGCGATTGATGATGGCCGATTAGATGGCCGCACAGCCCCAGCCAAGAGGATAAGCGCACTTCGAGCCGCAATTGCCAAATATCCTCTTGAGTCTTGTATCGGAGTTGTCAGGGACGCTCTGGCCCTTGATTTGACTGTGGCTCAAGTGATTGTTGCCGAGATAACTAAACCGGGCTTTCAGGCGCTGGTGAACGGAAAGCTCAACCCTACATTGGAAGTCTGGAACAATTTACAGAAAAGCCTTGTCTATACTGCTCAAACCTTAAGCCGACTAGAAGCCAGCACCAGCGGTGAAAAGACTGCCAGAGGGACAACCAAGACCGCCCCTTCCGATATTTCAACAATAATCCTTGAGGCCGCAGAATGACCAAGGCCAGAAGGGAAGGAATGACAGATGAACAAGCGAAAAGCCAAACCGCCCGATAGCAGGGCGAAAGTTGAGGAAAACCTTTTAAAAATTGTTCACTTCGCACAAGTTCTTTCCAGTCGCCTAGCGAAGGATAAAGACACTTTTGAAGTGGCCCGGCAAATTGAAATCCTTGCCAATGAAAGCAAACGCTACCTCCGAAACCTGTAAACCAAGGCCAGCCAAGTCTGGCAACAATTAAAGGAGTGAACCAGTGAAAAGAACAATCCTTCCACCACAGCTCAACGCTCAACCGGTCAGCCCTGACCCAGATGAAACCGTCCCGGATTACCCCGACTTATATGAATCCGCTTCGCCACAGAGAATGTATGAAGAGGAGGAAGCAAGGCAAGAATTGGTTCCCAGTTCGCCGACCTATCACCCAGGGAAAGCCCGCCTGTCAAAAATGCTTCCCGGCGTTGGTTCATATAAAAACGACGCTTGCGCTCTTACCCCCAACGACTTGACTTGCCAACTTGCCCGGGCCAATTTTCGGCGGGGCGTTAATTTCCAGCCCCTGGCCTGTGGTTATGGCCCTAGAAACCGTGACTGCTGGCAAGCCTGCGAGCGATATAAGCACCGCCAGGGTAAAACAACCTTTCTGTTTGGACCTCCGAAAAAGGCGAAACCCATTTAACGACCTGCCAGTCAAGAGGGGTTTAAAGATGATACGAACCATCCCGGCCGCTAAACCGAAATGCTCAAAAGATACTCCTACTCGCCCCGCCCCTAAAAAACCAGCGGCGGGGCGAATAGGCCCGCCTCCTCCGATAATAGACCAGCCGAACAATCGACCTCCAAACCGGCCCCTTCCGAAGTCGCCGCCTTGACCACGGACAAAATCAAACAATGGAAAGATGGAGCCGCTGGCTTTTTCCTATGGCTGGCCGATGTTCAGCCCAAGATATTGACGGCTAAAGGTCGTTATGAGCCGATTGAACTTCAGCCTTTTCAACGTGAGGCCATCAACGACGCCCTGGCCCGCCGGTCAGATGGTCAATGGAAATATACAACAATCGCCTTTTCCTTCCCTCGCCGACACTCAAAGACTATCTTAATGGCCCTTCTAGTCCTTTGGCGCTTCACTCTCAACCCGAATGAAAACATTATCGTCTTGGCGAACTCTGCCAATCAAACCAAGTCAACGTCCTTTCGGATTCTCAAGCAAATTATCCGTAATACTCCGTTCCTTATGAAGCTGATAGGAGCGGCCAATATATTTCAAGATTCGATTATTCATCCGGCCCTTCAATCCCATATCCGAGCCGTGCCCAGCGCCCCGGCCTCTCTTTTTGGAGAGCGGGTCACCGTGGGCTGGGTCAGCGAAATTCATGCGGCCTTTAGTGATGAGGCCATGCAAATTTTATCCTCCAGCCTGGGAGATTCTCTCAACTCTTGGCTTTTGCTTGATTCGACCGTGGACGCAACCGGCGGCCCACTTCATACCCTTGAGAATCTTCAAGCCAACGGAGAGGACGAAACTGTTTTTGTCCGTAGAATATCGTATGACAACCTTGATGAAGCCCTGGAAAAATTACCGCCTTGGATTCGGCCCGAGTGGTTAAGGAGCCGTGCCAAGCAACTTTTACCAGCCACCTTTTCAACCCAACATTTAAACGCCAGGATTGAATCTGAGTCTTGCCTGTTTTCATCATCGGATATTTCAAGAGCTATGGAACGATTGCCCCTGCCCTTCACCGCCGATGACCTAACGACCCTAACGGCTGGCCGGTCCTATGTTGTGGGCGGCGGCCTGGACCGGGCTTATTTTGGTTCCCTTCACGGCGACAGCACCATTTGGACCAGCACCGCCAAGATTGCCGTTCCTGGTCAAGAGCCGCATTATTACATTTTGAATCAAAAAAATTTCTTGGGCAGTTTGGCCCCGCTTATCAAAAAAGCCGTGGCAGAGGACCACGAGACTTTCAAGCTGGAGAACGTAATTTTTGAATCCTATAACTCACAAGACCTTTATCTGTGGGCCATTGAGAATCAAATACCGGCCGAGGTTGTTCACGCCACTAATACCGCCCAGATTCCTGCCTTCACAGAGCTTTTCAGAATTGTCAAGGAAGGCAGATTGCATTTCAGCGACAGGCTTAAAAACCTTGCCAAGGAAATGGAAACCTTTGCCTATGAGCTTAAGAACGGTCAACCTCGTTTCGGCATAAATGACCGGGTGCATGATGACCGTGTTTACAGCTTGGCCTGGTCCATATTCGCCACCAGACAGCGGGAACTTGCGGCTTATACCCTTGAGGCCGTTATCTGTGAATCCAAAAGCAGGCACGCGCCAATGTGTTTCCTTCGGGGCGGCGATTTGATTCTGAACTGCGGGCGGGCTTGTCAGTCATTTTTGCAAGTCCAACAAATGCACCTCCAGCACCGCCGGACACAAGTTGAAAGTGAAATTAATCTACCGAATTTTTTTCACAGCCTAGTCAAGCATGAGGGTTTCACCAGTTATCAAGGTTTATAGAATATGATTAAATTATACCGAGTATGATTGAGTTATTATATTAAAATTATTGCCTTTTTCTGATAATCGCTCTATATTGTAATAAGGAGAAAAAACCATGTTTTTTCAAAGTCAAGCGTCAAATATTGTATCAGGAGCAACCCGCACGGCCATTGAATCCGCAACCAGTCAACGGAAAGAGCGGGCTATTAAACAACTTCTCTCCTATCAAAATGACTTTGAAATTTATATCCAGGATTATCTCAAACGTAATTATCTTCACCCTGAAAAGAGAACGCCCCTAGGCGTTAATGTGGTCCGCAAAATTATCCGCAATCTAGCCCAAGTTTATAATCAGGACGCCAAGCGCCGGATTGAAGGAACAGAGGCCGACAAGGCCATTTTTGCCGAAATTGAAACCACCGCCAGCTTGCCCGTGTTGATGAAACAGGCAAACCGCCTTTCAAAACTCTTGGGAACCGTTCTTTTGCGGCCGGTCTGGCGCGGAGGGCGGATGACGCTTGACCTTCTGACCCCGGACATCCTGGATGTATCTTGGGGCGATACCCCGCACGACCTTCAGGAAGTTGTCATAACCGCAAACGACCCGTCCGGCCAAGCCACGGAGGTCACATTTTCTCGATGGACCCCGGAGCTTTTTCAGCGGCTGGATTATCAAGGTCAAATTCTGGAGCAAAGTGAAAACCCTTATGGCCGCTTACCATTTATCCCTTTATGGAGTGAGCCGCCTCTTGATTCTTTTTGGCTGGCGGGCGCTACCGACCTTATAATGATTCAGGACGGTATAAATGCCATACTCTCCGACCTCCTTTTCACCCTTCAGTTTCAATCATCATCGGTTTTCTATATCAAAGGCGCGGGCAATCTTGAGGCAAGCCTTAAAGGTCAGCCCTTGGTAATCGGCCCCGGCCAAGTCATTGTCCTACCGGAAAAAGGCGAAGTCGGTTTTTCCGCGCCGAACGCGCCTATTGAGCAAGCCTTGGCGGCCGTGGAAAGCCTAATGAAACAGGCGGCCATGACAAATGGGTTATCAGCGGCCTCCGTCAACTTGAAACCCCAAGAAGAAAGCGGCCGCTCAAAGATTGTTGGCAACTCAGAACTTGCCGAACAGCGCGCCGATGACGTGGCCTTGTTCGCCAGATACGAGGACCAGCTTTTTGACCTATTCCGCACCATCTGGAACACGCACAATCCCGGCCGCACCATCAGCCCCGAAGCCGTCTTGTGGTGCCAGTTCTATCAGCCGGAGCCCGCCGTCTCCCCATTTGAAAAGGCGCAAACTTGGCGCACCTTGCTTGACATTGGCGTTATAAGCAAGGTTGATATTCTGATGAGCATGAATCCTGATTTGTCGCGGGAACAGGCGATTGCTCAACTAGCGGTGACACAAAAAGAGCTTCAAGAGTTTTCCGATGAGAAAATTTATCCGAGCCTGGCCGGATTTCGCGCCGCCATCCCGGAATAAAGCACATCCCGCCGCCTCCGGCGTAAAAGGAGCATGACCAATGATGGATGAAAAGAAACCCGCCCCCGCCGGCGATAATGGCGAACCCAAAGAGCCGAAGAACACCGAAACGACCACGACCGAGGACAAGGGAACCGTCCCCTATGCCCGCTTCGCTGAAGTGATTACCCAAAAGCAAACGGCCGAGGAAAACCTTAAGTCTCTGGTGGACGAATTGGTGAATGACCTTCCCGAAGAATTTAGGCCCCTGGTCCCGGCCTTGCCTCCGGCCGCCAAGGCGGCTTGGATACGCACGGCGCGGGCGGCCGGTCTATTCAGTAAATCTCAAGGCCAGCCTGCCCCGGAACTGGATACCAAGCGCCCAGCCGGCAAGACCCCGGCGGACTTGAGCCAGCTTAACCCTAGCCAACTTCTGAGCATGGGGTATAAATAGAAAGGTTTATCATGGCTTCTCTTACCCTTGTTGAACAGAGAAAACTTTTGAGCGACCCCCTTCAAGTCGGTGTGGTTGAAGTCTTTGCCCGGACCTCCCCGGTCCTGCAATACTTGCCATTTCAGGACGTGGCCGGCAACGCCTACCGCTTCAATGTGGAAAAGACTTTGCCCGGTATAGCCTTCCGTGGCTACAATCAGACCTATACTGAGTCAACCGGCTTGGTTCAGCCGGAGGTGGAAACCCTGAAAGTCTTTGGGGGCCTCTCCCAGTATGACCGCGCCCTGGTCAAAACCCAAGGCAACGTGAATGACCTTAGGGCCGTCCATGACGCGATGAAAGCCAAGGCGGCGGCCCTGGATTTCACCAAGCACTTTTTCAACGGCGATAGCTCGACCGACCCCGAAGCCTTTGACGGCCTAGCTGAAAGGTTGACCGGCGGCCAGGTGGTTGACGCGGGCGGCAACATCCTTGACCTGGAGAGCCTTGACCGGACTATTGACCGTGTTGTTGGCCTTCCCGATGTGCTTTTCATGTCAAAGCGGATGCGCCGCAAGGTGAACACTCTTTGCCGGGACGCCGGACAGGCCATTGAAACGGTGGACGGCGCTTTCGGCCAGCGCCTTGACGCTTACGCCGGAATACCCATCGGCGTAATAGAGGAGGACGCAAGCGGCCAGCCCATCTTGACCGATGACATTTATGCCGTCCGCTTCGGGTCGGGTGAATTTGTCGGCGGTCTCCAGGCCGGGCCTTTGGAGGTCATTGACCAGGGCCTTTCCGGCATTTTCTACACAACCTTGATTGAGTGGATTTGCTCTTTTGCCATTTTCCACCCCAAGGCGGCGGCTCGGCTTAAGAATATTTCTGTTTAACAAGTTCCCTGGCGCTGAAAGGGAAAAAGCGCCTATTGGAAACGGTCTTGACCAGGCGCGGGGCTTTCAAATACTTTCCCCCAAAAAAGACCGGCCCGGGGCCGCCGGACCCCGTAAAACCGGACAGGTGTTCGGTCCGGCTTCATCTTTGGTTACGCTGAAAAAAACTCTATGTTTAATGTTTTTTTAAGCGCACCATTTCGTCAATCACCCCCTGATAGAACGCCAAGAATAACGCCAAGGGCCAAAGCCCCTAACAAAAACCAACCAATGTAATCACCCATTTGCCGCCCCTCCATATATGGTGTTTGGGCCTCATCAGTCCGCCCCTGGACGAAAAATATATAATGATTTCGCGCAAGTTCTGGTTTGCTTAATGTAGAATTATCGGCCGAAATCTGCGGCTTTAGGGTTGGACCGCTGATACCATATTTGTAACTCCGTTCGTTATTGAAATAGATACAAACATAGGACGCTTAGTATATTCAGAACCATCTGGAGAAATTACACGAACCATGGGCCGCATAAGTTCATGCATGGGAAAATGCCAAGTCAAAGTCTCAATCTGGGATTTTCCAGAAACTAAAGCTATTGTTCCTGACGGCTGCCCCCAAGCAAGTATGAGTTCTTGTTTGGTAGTCTTGCCGACTTGTATGGTTACGACTTCTCGGGCTTTAGGGGCGCAACCAATTAGCAGAAGTAATACCAAAATGATATAAATAGTCGGCCCTGAAAAA